GCCCCGATAACCACGTGTTTCCAACTAGTGGGGATGACAATGTCATCCCCATAAACGAAAACACGTGACCCCACGTACTCAGTCGCAAGACCGGTAGAACGTGAGACAGCGGCCACAATTACCACCCAGAAAACAAACGCTTCAATAGGGAAGCACAAAGCTGACCCCATTGGCGCAAATTTACTGAGGGGTAGTACGCTACCATTCGGTAGCTTAGTGGCTGTTGAGCGTGACGCCTCCAAGCATCTGAGTAAAGCAGGAGTATATTTAAATATACTCCTAACCAAATCCAGGGAGACGCGGTCGGAAGCATCTTTGAGATCAATGGTACTCCATTCCCCGGACAATGATCCGGATAGTGCGAGTTTCCGATTGACCTCTTGGTGCTTGAAGTTCACACGACCGCCTGTCAACCGATTGGTCTCGAGATGGTGCATGATCTCCCGCCCAAGCCCTTGCTGAATCCACTGGTATTCCAGGGGTTCACAAGAGATGAGGCGCGGACCTCGCGAATCTTTTGGAACAAGCACAACTTTGGCAGTCCCAGCCTTTACGGTGGGAGAACCGGAGTACTTGACCGAAAGATCTGTCAGTTCCTCGATCCCCCCTGACACGAAATATTCGTGAAAGGGGTAAACCTGGTGGAGATCCTCGTAAATACGGGGTTTACCATTTCTGGTAAAGTCCCATTTACGTTCGTGCTTCTCACCAGTAGCGACCGATCCTGGCCCGTGCCTTGGAACAATCATCCACGGGTTAAACCCGTGGAAGATCCTCGCTGCTTGCATACTCGCAAGACGTAAAGTCTCTTGCGTATCTGCAGTGAAGCAGAGAGACCTGATCTCGGACTCAGTCTCAACGAATGCAGCAATAACTGCTTCGTTTTGACTTTCTTTATAGTCCAAGTCAAGGCGATAGGCAAAGAACAGAACCTGACGAAGATGTTTAACATCATCGGCAGGAGCTGTCTCCAGGAGAGACCCAGAAGAGTCGAAACACCGACTGAAGTACACCTGCAAAAAAGCAGGTATACTTCGGTTACCATGAGAGCGTTTAAACTCACGTGGAACCTCGAGTCGGCGACTCACCAACGCTTGGTCGAGGGCTTTGCCCAACTTGGGCATCGTCTTCGTCGCGAAGGAGAGCCCCTCTGTCGAGATCCGAGACTTCAAGGTCTCGAGATCCCGTTTGAGGTGCTTCGACAGATACGGGGTCAGTGGGACGGATCCCATCATCACCCGCTCGCAGAGGTCGACATAAAAATCGACCTGGCTCTGAGGGATGCTCATTCGAGCTATCCTTTCCAGGGGGGATCGGATGCCCGACGTCCAGAAAGGACTCACCCCATAAGAGAGGAATTGCATCACAGCAAGCCTCTTCCCATGGGTCCCATTCGCCGACGATACCCTTACGGAGATCGACGGCTAATGGATCTTGAGGTTGCTCAGCTTTCATTGAGCAACAACTTGGCGACGTTCGTCGTGGTGAGGGTCGAGAGACCACCCGCCATGATGAAGTCCAACAGGTTAGCAACCGCATCGTAAATGATTTGGTTGGTAACCAGGGCGTCACGGGGGATCGCCATGGTGAAATTAATCACCGGCGTGACCGCGTGGGCGGAATCTGCGATAGTTCGGCGAATCGACACTAGGTGTCTATCGACGATCTGCTGGCCAGAACCCGAAGTAGAGTGTCTGATTTGGAACACTCCCGGGGTAGCCAACGTAGATGCCGCATCCATGCGATCGGAGCCGTCTGGCCTTTGTGAGTTTAACACAAAGGTGAC